CAATGTCGATTTAGATTTTGATGGAGTAGATGCCTATGCACCTGCGGGGAAAAACAAGGAGTTTGCATATATAGAACTGTTGAATCTTGATAAATTGTTGGCATGGTTTCATTCCTTCTCGTAAATTTTCATCCAACCCTTAGTTTTCCTATCCAGCTTTTGAGTAACAATTAAATGAGCTGTAGATAATTCGTGAACATTCCCTTGGATGCGAATCTCCACAAATTTCGATTTGTTGGAGACATTTGATTTCAATCCGATAATTCTTACCGGAATTTTATTTGTTTCTGGTAAAGTTGAAGCATATATGAAATCTGGGGTTTGAAACACTTGAATAACTTCATCAACACTTAGATGTCCTTCTTTTGAGTTTAACTTTTTCAGTATACTATGGTTGATCGTTATCTTCCCAGATTGACTTAATTCCGACAGACCTTTAATTCCTTGATATCCTTTGAATTCCATCTCCACCGCTACGTAGGGATGTTCATCTTTGGTGTAGATCGTGACTTTCCCAATTGGGGAATTAGATCCAGAAGCGAATCTACCCTTCTCATCATGGTTGTCATTGAATTTTTGTATCCAGTTTGAAACTGTTTGGTAACTCACTCCCCACTGTTTTGAGAGATTTCGTAGAGAATCATTTGAAGTTGAAAGCAATTTGTAGATATTATTTCCCGATTCTAACTCAATTTTAGCCATTTTAGGAGTAATCGGAAAGTCAGCTTCTTCCTCTTCCTCATCCACACTCAAAATAGTGCAACGGCAATTGGGGTGTAAGGGGGGCTTGTACTCCAGATCATCGATGCTGTATATCTTCTCATGGTGCTCCATACAAATGGGACAAGTCCGCTCGTCCTCAGTTGCATAGAACTGCCACTTTTTGCCACCGAATGACCTGATCTGATTGATCTTGCCCCATGCACTGGCATTGGAAACTTCGGTTCTTGCGATGGTTTCCGCTCTTCTGGGAGTTGTATCAAATACTTCTTGGATTCTCTTCTTCACTTTCTGGATAGATTCGCCCTTGGACATTCCCTCGTGAAGTTCACGCTTAAGAGCATTGTGGATATCATCCCTCACATGCTCTGCAATAATCAAAGGGTATTCTTTAATATAATCTAGTGCTCGTCGATCTGTTCGGTCGAGACTGAACCCCAGCTCCATATTTTGGTTTAACTGTAATCCTTTCTGATATGCTTCCGTAATGCCAGCACGAATCTCTGACGCGAATTCGTGGGAATCTATACCTTGGATAATTTGGTCAATTTGGGAGGTAGTAGTAAGTGCGTCTACTCGTGAGATCCTATCCCTTACCAACTTAAGCCAAAGTCGAAATATAGACTTTAGCCCCTTCTCTATTTTCTTAACAATTGGATTAAAGATCTTGGAAAGCCGAGAGTCTCGTAGTGAATCAGATATTGCTTTCTCAATATCTTCCAGATATTCTCCTTCTATTTGACTTGATTTTAAGACTTTTTTTTTATCCTCAGTACTAGATTTTTGAGAGGGTTCATCCCTTGGATCTACAGCAGAATTATCTTCTGGATCTTGTTGAGCAAGGAGTTTCTGTTGCTCCATCTGTTGTTGTATCCTCTCCTGTTGTTGTTGCATACGCTGGATTTGTATGGGTACATCTCCCCACTCCACAGGATCAAACCCTTGCTCTCGCCTCCATTCATTAATTGTAATTTGCATCTTATCAAGTTTGCTTGCAGCTATATTTTGCTCCACCTGTTTGACGGTCGGGTCTGTATCATATATATATTTGAATTCTAAGAGAGCGTCTGGATCAAGCTCTGAGATAATCTCCTGATTCGTGCGGTACTCGATCATATTGAGCATCACACGGTACCTACGCTGGAATACCTGTGACTGCTGATCTGCACTGGCCTTATTGACTGAATCCGTTATACCCAATTCTGCGGGCGTGACTCCAAAAAGACTCATGACAAATTTTTGGACAAAATCCAACCCCTCTAGGAACGCAAGATCTTTCACGTCAAGCATCAATCGTTCAAAGCTGATATCTGAATCCTTGCCGCCGTGGAAGATCCCCAGTTTATGCTTCTGTTTCGCGAATTTCTCAGCGACATATTTCTCAAGAACTGCCTGTTCGGTTTGGTTGAGACCAGTTGTCTTTATGAATCCCTGAAATACTGCGCCTGACTTATAGTACTGCCGAGTTTGCTTGATCTGCGAGAATACCCACTCAAGCATATCTTGGATCTGCTTGATCCTACTGCGCCCATATACAAAATAGTTCGTGGGCTGGTCCCGAAAGACAATTAGTTCTCGCTTGGAGAAGAATCTCGGGGGTGATCTCACAAAGTTGAACTGCCAATGCCCCATGATTCTTCCATATTCGTCCTGGAAGACGTAAAATTGACTGGCATCATAAGATTGCACCCCAAGTAGTTGAGCTGGGACTCCTTTTGGTACAACTGCTTGGTTCTGGAGAGGGATATAAGCATCTCGATTGAACATTTTTACGAGAAATCCCTCCCCGATTTCCAAGTAATCCGTGAGTGCTCTTCGTAGTTCCTTGAAGTAATTCTCCTCATTGCTGTTCACTGCCATCAAAAAATCCTTGATCTCTTGTCTACGGGATTCTAATTGAGGACTTATGTCAACACCTGATTTTGGGACAATGTCCCATGGGATGCTGAATACTTGATCAAGTACTAAGTTTATGCAGCGTTGCACAATCCCCATCTGCGCCAGAGTGCGAAGCGTAGCGATATCGTCAGTACGAGGTCTGCCGTATGGGTGGATCAGAAACCAATCTGGTATCTTGGCTTTTCGAAGGGCAGGATCTGCTTCGATCTTGATCTCTTGGATGAAGTCAGGACTATTGTCATATGATGCAAAACTCCCAATGCGCCGGGCAGCTTGCCGCAGACCCAATCTATCCAAGATACCCACGGTATCACCTGATCTCCTTGGGGAGGAGTGTCGGGTCTACTGCAGGTGGCTTTTCTCCATTATCTCCAATTATCTGTCGAAGAATTTCTTTCAGGGGGATCACATGCTCATCAATTTGCTGTTGAAACTCTGATCTCAAGTCGTTAAAAGATGATTGGATCGTAGTCATCGCATCTGCTACGACGTTGAATCCATCACCAACTGATTTACGCACACTACCTATTGTGATCATCCCGAGCACGCTGGGGAACCGCTCGATAATGTCTAGTACTTCATTGTTGGAAGCCGCAGGGAGAATTGCGGTGAAGAGATATGATATGGCTGCACTCTGTAGTTCACCAATCTTTTTTATTAGCTCGTCACTCTCCTTTCGGGAGTCCTCAGCTGAATTATAGAGTTTCTCTAAGTAGAATGTAACTGACAGCAGCAAAGTAAGAAATCCAACAAGGAGATACCGTGAAATATTGGCAGATATGCCAGACTGTTGAGACCGTACTTCAGCAGATATTGTCATCGTTGCAAGAGAGATGATAGCACCCTTGAACACAATGAACTGGAAATTTGTCCAACTACGGGTGGAATTGAGAAGAGTACCCTTAGTACGATCGAGTTTTTGTTTATCCACGTATATACCTTGTATGTACAATATATAATATTTGGCTTCAACTTACCACGGGTTTACCACAGGTCTTGAAGTTCTATGCTTGTGAACCGTGCACAACCTCGTTCGCCCTCCCTTGCTGCAAGTACCGCAAACCAGAAGGCCATGGTAGTATCGTCATGCCTACCCTTGGAGAGAAATTTCCCTTTCGATGAATCGTACTGCCATGCAGCAGTTTCTTGGATGAAGACAGACATCATTCGTCGGGTATAATCTATATCTTCGGCAGAATGAATCTTCGGATCTCCCCAAGGGATGACAACTTTCTTCGTCTCGAAGAGCCCTCGGATACTTGGGATACCTGTCTGCATGTCGTGCTTATTGCTACCAGTAGTATGCGCCTCGACTGGTAACATGGGATACTGATCTTCAAGGATTTGAATAAGAAAACTCTCAAAATTCTTCTCTATTTTTACTACTTGAAAGTTATATCTCAGATGTAATGAGTTGAGAGCGAGCATCTGTGCATTGTATCGTAGCCCTCTAAATCGCTCCATGTCCAAGATTCGATACTGGTTATTTACCAATTCCAATGGGAAGACAACACTCCAGTCTGCGGTGCTCGCTGGACTTGCCTGAAGATCCATACCTGCAACGGCAATGGAATCCTTGGCCTTTGGGCGTCGCAGTATCAACGAGGTATCCTTGCACTGATCCATGAG